TTTCAATATTAAAAGGAAATAGGCTTATAAATAAAGCACATTTAAATAGATTAAAAAAATCAATAGAAGAAGAATCTCTATGTGTTCCAATAATAGTAAATGAAAATTATGAAATAATAGATGGACAAAATAGATATTATGCTTGGAAAGATTTAAATTTACCTGTTTATTTTATAGTAGCAAAAGGTTATGGATTAACACAAGTTCAAAGGCTTAATAGTAATATTAAAAACTGGGATAATGATGACTTTATGGAGTGCTATTGTCAGTTAGAAGATGAACAGTATTTAAAATATAGAGTATTCAAGCAAACTTATGGCTTTGGACATTATGAATGTATTGCGATGCTAACAGGCTATTACAAAGGTAATGGATTAAGTTTTACAAGATTTAGAACTGGAACATTTAAAATTAAAAATTATAAAAAGGCTTGTGATATGGCTGAAAAAATAATTTTGATACAACCATATTACGATGGATATAAAAGAAGGTCATTTGTTTCAGCTATGTTGCATTTATTAGAAAATAAAAACTTTGACATTACAAGGTTGATACAAAAATTAAAGTACCAACAATCTAAACTTGTACATTGTACTAACAAGCAACAGTATTTATCTATATTGCAAGACATATATAATTATAAATCAACTGACAAAGTTAATTTAATTTATACATAAGGAGATAGAATGAAAATCAACAGAATGAAAGTTGGAAGTTATGGTAAGATAAAAGCATATTTTGATTTAGAACTTGATAATAGCATTGTCATTAAAGGTTTTAAATTAATTGAAGGCAAAGATGGACTGTTTGTAGGTAATCCATCGCAGAAAAATGCACAAGGCACGTATGATCAAATGTGCTTCATACCAAAAGATGTAAATGATAATATTAAAAAGATTGCATTAGATTACTATGCAAATGAATCACAATCAGTAGGTGATGTACCTTTTTAATGATATATAAACTATACGAAGATGTAGAGTGTTTTGTGTGTCTAAAATTAAAGCCATTTAAAGAAGTAGAAGAAATAATGATTGAAGTTTTAGATGCACAGGCATCTGCAAACGTATGTAAAAAATGCTTAGGAGATTTTAAGAGATGATAATATATGAAATAATATGTAGCAGTAGAGCAGAAGATGTATCTGTGTTTATGTCAAATTTAAGAAAAGCAAGTAGCTTTGTGGCTAAGAATAAAAAGTTATTTGATGAGTGTGATATAAAAAAACACGTTATAGGTAATAATAAATGCGAGATAATTAAATTTTTAAATAGGGAGAATGGCATTGGATAATCTAACTGGACTATATGGGTTGCCTTATTATATCTATACAGATTTACTTAAGACAAGCTATAAACAACCTAAAAAATCAAAATACTTTGAAGATAAGTACAAAGCAAAGGGCACAGAAGTTCGTGATGCAATACGTTTGCTAAGAGTAAAACATAAACAGCCAGTATGCTCAGGTGCAACAGGTTATTATTTTGCACCAAACAAAGCACATTGGGAACGTACAAAGGCACAACTATTATCACGTGCTAATAAGCTAAGAGAAGCAGCGAACAATCCTGATGAATATTTTTATGATGGCAAACAAGGGAGTATGTTTTAATGAATGTTTTAAGTTTATTTAATGGTATGAGTACAGGGCATACAGCTTTAGATAATGTAGGAATTAAAGTTGGTAAATATCATTCATCTGAAATAAAACCAGCAGCTATAAAATTAACACAACACCATTATCCTAATACAATACAATTAGGAGATGTAACTAAATGGAAAGAATGGGATATTGATTGGAAGTCAATAGATATGGTGCTTAGTGGTAGTCCTTGTCAAGATTTATCTATAGCGGGCAAACAAAAAGGCTTAGAAGGCAATCGTAGTAGTTTGTTTTTTGTATTTGTAGATATTTTAAATCATATAAAAAATTTAAATGCAAATGTCTTGTTTTTGCAAGAAAATGTAGGATCTGCACCAAAAAAAGATGTAGGTATTATGTCAAGGGCATTAGGCGTATATCCTGTAAGGATAAATTCAAAATTAGTTACTGCACAATTAAGAGATAGATATTATTGGAGTAACATTAAAACAACAAAAGATGGTTTGTTTGGAGATTTTATCACTGATATACCACAACCAAAAGATAAAAAAATAATGTTTAAAGACATATTGTTAGATGGGTATACAGATAAAATCAAAGCAAATTGCATATTAGAAAGTGAAGAACGACCTTGCACTTCACAGGAAGCGTTATGGAAAAGAAGTGTAATTAATAAATTTGGTAATATAGTATATATAGATGATGAAAATATAAAAATAAAAACAAATACAAAAAAAGGATACGATATAGCAACAGAAAATGATTGTTTAGACTTATCATATCCAAAATCAAAAACAAGACGTGGGCGAGTTACTAAAGGTAAATCACCTTGTTTAATGGAATCTAATAATAATTTATATGCTGTTGAAAAAAACAAAATAAGAGTTTTACACCAAGTTGAGCTTGAAAGATTGCAGGGTTTTAAAGATGGGTGGACATCTATGCTTAGTAGGAATCAAGCAGCAAGTTTGTTAGGCGATGGGTGGACATTACCAATAATAGAACACATATTTAGTTTTATAGATTGCTGAGATATGTTCCTTTACTATAAATATTAACTTACAGGAGAAAACAATGAATATTTTTTTAATAATTTTAATTTTTTTAATATTAGTATTTGTTGCTTTGTTTTGTTTTTTGCAAATTATAAACATAGTGTCTAAGTGGTATTAGACTAACATAGGAGAAAAAAATGAAGGGTTGGATTTCAAAACATAGGAAGGTTTTAGAAAATCCCATAGTAAAAATGGCAAAGGTAAAAAGTCCATACGAAGCGTGGGATATATTATTATTTAAAGTTAATCACAAAGAAAGAAAAGTAGTTATAGGTAATGAGATAATTAAAGTAAACAGGGGTGAAACAATAACATCATTACAGAAGTTACAAAAAGAATTTGGATGGGGATCAACGAGAACAAGGTCGTTTCTAAAATTATTACAGGCTGATGGAATGATAACATACGAAAGCAACACTAAATACACTAAAATCCTCGTCAATAACTATGAAAAATATCAAAATATACAACACGATAACAACACGCTACCAACACGCAAACAAAAAACGACCAACAAACGACCAAATACAAACAATAATGATATAAATAATGATATAAATAATGTTAATAAGAGAAAGCAAAAATTTATAAATGAAACTTTGTCTGTAATAAAAAATAAAAATATTGATATAGAGGTGTCTAACTTAGAAGCCTTTACAGATTATTGGACAGAGCTTAATAGATCAAAAACTAAGATGAAATTTGAATTGCAACAAACATTTGAAATATCACGCAGATTAAAGACGTGGGTAAAAAATGATTCTAATTTTTATAATAAAGCCAATTCATTAAAACCACTTAGAAAGAAAAAGAAATTTAAACATAGCTCAACTTACAAGCATTACGTTGGCTATTGTGGCAACACTAAATGCCCAAAATACGGACATAGCGACTTCTATGATATTTGGGAAACAGATAAAGGCTTATCGCAAACAAAATGCTGTGGAACAGAAGTATTACCTGAACGAGAGGGAATACAAATACAGGATATAAATGCAGAAGCATAAACTTCACACAGGGCATCTCAACTTCCTATGTCAATCACGTACTATACCACACAAAGGGGTGTCCTGTGCTTTTTGAAGTAATGTTAAAATATGCAATAGCGATGATGTTAGTGCAACCAATAGAGGAAATACATAATTGCAATAATCCTAATTTAAAAGGTAAAGTAAAGCATTATGTGTGTGATTGGGATGAAGATGATTTTTATACAAATGTAAATGGTCAAAAGATATTAAGACCTAAACGCAAGAAAGATAATAAGATAAAAGCATATTACAGGAAGAAATATTGGGATAATAAACAATGGATGTTATGAAAAGTGGCTATGACCTTTGGCAAGAAAAAAAACATAAAAAAAGGTTTAAAGATGGTGGAATAGTGTGTAATGGGTGTAAATTAACTAAACGACCTCAAGACTATGGTGCTAATAAAAGCAGATGCAAAAAATGCGTAACAAAATACTATAAAAAAAGATATAAAAGGGCAAGAAAAAGTATTTGGTAAAAATATAGGTACAGAGATGTATCAAGTCGAAAAGAAAAAGGGGTAGGCAAATTAATAAAAATAACAAAAAGGAGTTATGCCTTTTTAATATTTATAATTTGGTGCATACCTACCCCAATTTCTTGAAAGGAAACAAATGGAACTAATAGTAATATTAATAATATCTACAATGATGTTAATGCACTACAAAAACAATGTTTAACTTTTTAATAAAGCAACGACCAAAACCACAACAACGACATAGAAGTAACGGAAGATTTCAATACGATCCATCAGCAAAGGATAAAAAAGAATTTGCACTACTTGCAAAAGAGTACGCACCAAAGACACCACTACGACATAAATTTGATTTACATTTAACATTTTGCTATAAACGACCAAAGAATCACTATAGGTCAGTAAATAAACAACCAGTATTAAAAGACGATGCACCATATTACAATACAAGCAGACCTGATATAGATAACCTATCTAAGTTTGTAATGGATAGCCTACACGACTTCTATGTAGATGATGCACAAGTAGTATCATTGAACGCAATAAAAGTGTATGGTGAAGAAGATTATATACACGTAAAAATGTTTCATAATAAAAAATATTGTTAATTGCAAGACTTTATTTGTATTTTTAGCGTATGGCTACAGCTAAAAAAGCACAATCTGCACAAAAAACAGACAAAAAGAAGTCTGATTTTCTTGTTGCGTTAAAAAATAATAATGGAAATATATCAGAAGCGTGTCAAGCTATCAACATAGGTAGAAGAACATATTACTCTTGGATTGAAAAAGACGAAACATTTAAGCAAGATGCTGAAGATGCACAAGAATCATTAATAGATTTAGCAGAATCAAAGTTAGTAGAAAACATAAAAGATAACGATAATACCTCAATAATATTTTTTTTAAAAACAAAAGGGAAGAAAAGAGGTTATATAGAAAAGCAAGAGATAGAACACGTAAAACCATTTGAAGATATAGATTTCAATGGCATCTAAAAATTTACAAATATATAAAGAAGATTATTTACCCCATCAATGGGATTTTCTAACTATACAGAAAAGACAACCACAAAAGAAACTAAACTTTTTATGTGGTGGTATGGGAAGTGGTAAGACACACATATTTTTACATAAATGTCTATATAACCACGTAACAAAGAAAAACGCAGATGGTGTTTCAAATGGTTGGTGTATATATCCTACATATTCCCTTGCAGAGGAGCTTTTTGTAGAGCCAATGAAAGATATCTTTGAAAGAAATGGTATACGATACGAGTATAACGTACAAAAGCATAGATTTAAAACTATGTATGGTACAATAAAAATATATCAATTACAAACACCACATAGACTTATTGGAGCAAATTTAAATTGGGTAGGAATAGATGAATTTGACCTTGAATCGTGGAAGAATTGCGAAATAGCGTATAAGAAAGCTATAGGTAGATTAAGAGGATCAGATGACACAGAACTATTTATAGTATCAACACCTGAAGGATTCTCTTATTTACATCATATCGCAGTAGAGAAAGCTAATGACCAAACATATTTGGTAAAAGGCAAGACAACAGACAACCCATTTCTACCTGATGGCTATGTAGATTTATTAGAAACAAACTATGATTCACGTATGCTACAAGCATATAGAGATGGTGAATTTGTAAACATACAGAACCAAAGCACATATTTATTTGATAGGAGTAGAAATGTCAAAAAATGCGAATACGACAGATCACAGCCAATACACATTGGAATCGACTTCAATGTTCACCCCTTTTGTTGTGTTTTGGCACACGTTTACCCATACTCGCCCAAAGTGCAAGTGTTTGACACAATCTCGCTCAGTCATCAAGGTCAAGGCGACTTATTAACACAACGTATGGCTGATACAATAAAGGCTAAGTATCCTAATGAAAATTATATTATTTATCCTGATGCAAGTTCAAGACAAAGAGCAACATCATCAGCGTTTTCAGATTTTGATATACTAAAAATGAATGGATTTCAAATAAGAATGGGTAACAAAAACCCATTAGTGATTAATAGAGTAAATTCAGTTAATTCTATGTTGGAGGGAAACCAATTAGAACCTAACATTATCATTGATCCGAGATGTCAAGACCTCATCAATGATTTGCTTAAGGTAGTTAATAAACCCAATACAAGAGTATTGGATAAAAGCAATACTAAGCTCACGCATAGCTCAGATGCTTTAGGGTATTTAGTTTCATACCTGTTTCCAATAGTCAAACCAACATTAGGAGCAATACAAAGATGATACCAGACGTAGGCGAATTACTTGTAAGGCAATCAAGATATGATGCACAACAAAACGAAAAAAACCAATGGCGTAAAGCAAGACTAATAGCAAGAGATTTTTATAATGGCAACACAAGTGGATATACTGAAGAATACTTTAGTGCATCATTAATTAATAAAGTTCCTATTGCTAATGTAAATATAACTAAAAGAATTATAGATAGAATTAGTTTAGTTTATATGAAACCACCTAAAAGAGAATATAGCGATGAAGGTGTATTGGATTTCTTTCACGAAAAAGATTTAAAACTACAACGTGCAGAGCGTATGACTAATCTACTTGAGCATATCTTAATAAAGCCTACGTGGAGAAATGGCAAGATAGATTATGATTTAATTATGGACTTTGAAGCACAATTTGGTGATGATCCATTACGACCAATGTCTATAACATATCCTCTTGCTATGAGAGCATCTGTATTAGATGATACGCCTGAGCTTAGTGTATATTGGGATGCAGAGAATACATTTATATTTGACAACAATGGTAAGATACAAAGCGACCCTGATAATCCTGACCATATAAATCCTTACGGAGTATTGCCATTTATAGAATGTTTCAAAGAAGGGCGACCTGAGTATTCATACTTAGATACAAGTCCTGCTAATGATTTAATAGCCACAAACCTTGAAGTGAATGTGTCAGAAACAAATGCCAACGCTAATACTATGTTCCAATCATTTGGTTATATGTATGTAAATGGCTCACAAGTAGAAAAAGACACATTAGAAGTTGGTCAAGATAAAATATCGTTTTTAGGTATTGATGGCACAATGAATATTGTATCGCCACCGAATACAGTAGAAGCCTTATCCTCCTCAATAGAGCATAGTTATAAGCTACTTGCACAAAACTATCACCTTAATATATCATTCGTAGAAGGTACTGCTGCACAAAGTGGCGTTGCAATAAAACTTAGAAATCAAGAGCTAACAGATGCACGTATATCTGATGTACTTAGATGGAAAGATATAGAATACAAACTATACGACCTTGAAACAATTATACTAAATGTAGAAGCGAATAGAAGCACAGGTGAGCTTATAAAAGTAGATTATCAAGAGAATATGGAGATATTGTCTGACAAAGAACAACGTGAAAAGTGGGATTGGGAACTTGCTAATGGCTTAATTGACACAGCCGATATAATGATGCAGATTGATCCTGACAGATTCCCTGATAGAGAATCAGCACAAGACTATTTGTTTGAACGAAGTGGAGCAGATATAGCAGAGCCTAATGAGGAAGAATCGCAAGAAGATAGTTTATTACAAGCACTAACACGACCAGTACAATAAGGAGAAATAATGGCTAAAAAAGTAAGTTGGACTTATGGTGGTAAAAGATATTATGGAACACTAATAAGAGAAACAAAGACAGCTAAATTTGCAAGAACTGCAAGTGGAAAAACAAAAAAGATTTTAAAGAAGAGGAAGTAATGCCTAAAACAAATTATGTAAAAGGTGTAAGTATGACAGGACTTACAAATCGACAAAAAACAGCGATGAGAAGGCATAAAACACACCACACAGCAAAACACTTAAAGCAAATGGTAGCATCTATGAAACGTGGCAAAACATTCACACAATCACATAAAATTGCTATGAAAAAAGTTGGAGTATAGTGGCAGAGTATCAAGGCAAACAAGTAAGGTTAGACAAACCAAGCCGAATAACTAAAGGCGAAGCAGGATATGGTCGCAAGAAGTTTAAGGTTTACGTTAAAGATGGAGATAAAGTAAAGAAAGTTATGTTTGGCGATCCTAATATGAGGATTAAAAGATTTTCAGATAAGAATCGCAGAGTTTTTAGGGCAAGGCATAGATGCGACACAAACAAACCTACAGACAAAACAAAAGCACGATATTGGTCGTGTAAGTTTTGGGAATCACGCAAATCTGTAACTGATTTACTTAGCTAATGGCAGACCAAACAAAGATAGATAACATAGCAGCACAAGTGGCACGACAAACAGACCAACTACAACAAGAGTTGGTTAGAGATTTACTAACCTTATCAAAAGCAGAAAGATTCCAAACAATAGACCAATTTCTATTTGCATTAGAGCAACTTGACATCCAAGAGCTTGTTAGAATTAAATCAGCTAACATATTACAAGGCTACACACAAGCACATACAATCGTATTACAAGATATGGATTTAATTGCAGATATAACTGAAGAAACACTTAGAAGCCTAACAAACTTTAGTAGATCAACATTTGCAGAACATTTAGGGCAGATGGGCAATATAATAAAGAAAGAAATAGTCAAGGGTGCAATAGCAGGTAGCACAGAAAAAGGCATATTTGATGCAATACAACAACAAGCAGGATTGTCTAATGCACAAATGCGAACACTTGTAACCACAGGACTAAATGACTACTCACGTAGTGTTGGCAAGGTAATGATAGACAAGTTAGATAAAAATCAAAAGTATAGATATGTAGGTGCTATTGATGACAGAACAAGAGATGCTTGTTTGCAATATTGGAGTGCAGGAGATTTAACAAAAGCAGAGATAGAAAGTCGTGGATGGGGCGATACATTTGTTTCAGGTGGTGGTTACAATTGCAGACATCAATGGATACCTATAGAAGAAGAATCTAAAAGCAAGGATGTAAGAACAGATGCTTGATATTAAGTTTATGCAAAAGATGTCATCTAAGACACGTAAAGCGTATGTAGACCATATCTTTTACAAAGGTAAAGATGTATTTGGGCGAAAGTTTAAGCCATACTCAAGGAACAAAACAAAGTGGGCATCTATTTTAGCAAGAAAAGCAGAAAGAGGTAAAATACCTAAAGAAGGTATTAGTTATGGTGAAGCAAAAAGAATGGGGATATTGCAAAGACAAAGAAGTGAATTTGCAGGTACAACAAGTCCAGTATTGTCAGCAGACTTATTAAATGACACAAAATCATTTTTTACAGCCACATCTTTCGGTATAAGGTTTGCAAAAGATGGACATAAAGTAAAACATTTAAATAATATGAAAAGAGAGTTATCATCGCAAAAACAGCCATTTCCTAAAAAAATTATAGAAACAATAGAGAAAGATGTACGTAGAGAAATAGCAAAACAATTTCCTAATAAAACAACTAAAATCGTTTTAGGAAAATAATTATTTTTTTTCTTGCAATTAATTACTAATATTACTATGTAAATTTGTAACTAAAAACTCACTTAAGAGGTTAAAATGTCAGAACAAATCGAAAATACCCAAGTTGAAAACAACAACGTAAAAAATGACAGCACAGAAGCTGAAGCAAATGATAATTATAAAAACGTACCTGATGCACGTTTCAATGAAGTTATAGCTCAAAAGAATAAGGCATTAGAAGATGCTAATAATTACAAAGCACAACTTGACAAGTTTCAAGCAGAACAAGAATCTGCAAGAAAGAAAGAACTTGAAAAGCAAGGCGAGTATAAAACATTATTAGACGAAGCTAATACTAAGATTGCAAAGCTAACTACAATAGCAGACGAATATACAGAGTACAAGTCTAACAAAAGAGAAGCAATTATGAAAACGATTACAGATGATAATGACAAAGTAATCGCAGAAGGATTGTCGCTTGATAAGTTAGAAATGTTTGCAAACAGGGTTACGCAAACAAATGCACTTGGAACTCCAAGTCAAAGACCTGCAAACTCTAAAAAAGGAACAGGTCAATTTGGTGGTTATAGTTCTTATGCTGAATGGGCAGAGAAAGACCCTGAAGGCTATCAGAAACAAAACCAAAGTCCAAATCCATTAGGAAACTTTAAAATTGGCTATTAAGAAAGACCATAGTAAGATATTAGGTATTGACTTCGATCCTAAAGGCGATATGCAAGTAGATGTAAAGCCTGATGGTGATTGCTCAGTAAAATACAAAGGTAGCAATATGGATTATGATACCTATGTAGATGAACTTGAAGAACGAGCAACAAGAAATCAGCAAGGCAAGTCAATTATAAATTCTATAGGTATGTTTAGTGGAGTTTCATTTGATGAAAATGGTAAAATAATTAAAAATTAAACAAAGGTAGGTTATAAATAATGAATCATTTATTAAATAAAATACAAGGATTTGTTATGGGTGGTTACGCAGGTAATCATCTAATGGCAGAAACCGATACTGGCGTTGCAGCAGGTGGACTTGGAAGAACTGTTGGCGATGCTGTCATAGCTTTTAACAAAGCAAATGTAATGCTTCCACTTGTAACATCAAAACAAGCTGTAAGAGGTTCTAACCACGTGCAGTTTGCTGATTACACAAAACTTGCAACATCAGACGTTGGTACTCCTGGCGATGGTGCTGATGAAACAACTGTAACATCAGTTACAACTGAAGCAAGAACAGCAACTATTTCAGAACACGTTATTAGAGCAGATGTGTCTGATTTGGCTGTTATGGGTAATGCAGAAGATTTAACAGGTAACGTAGGTGCAGCACTTGGTAACGCAGTTGCAGCTAAACTTGATGATGACCTTGTAGAGTTAGGTAAAACATTCTCACAAACTGAGTGTGGAGCAGGTACACAATTAGCACTATCTCACATATTCGGCTCAATGCGACAGCTTAAGTCAGCAGGTGCACCAATGCCTTATAACTTAGTGTTGTCACCAAAACAAGTTTGGGGTGATAAAGGTATATCAGGTCTATTGCAAGATGCAGCAGTAACAGGAAGTAACTCAAAGCCACTATCTTTATTAGGTAGCAAAGGTGATGAGTATGTTGCAAATGGTATGATTGGATCACTTGCAGGTTTTGATGTTTATTGGTCAGACCAAATAGATGAAGATGTATCATCAGGTGGAGATGCAGCAGGGTTTGCGTTCTCACGTGGTGCTATCGGACTTGCAATCGGTGTAGATGGATTGTTTAGATTAGAAACAGAAAGAAACGC